ATGCCAAGCCTGACTAATACCGCGATCCGACACGCGCTGAAGCGCGTCGAACTCAGCCGGAAACAAGAAAACCTCGCAGATGGTGAAGGCCGCGGCACCGGCCGACTTCTCCTCGTCCTCAAGCCGATGCCGAAGCGTGTGACCGCAGACTGGATGGCGCAGCAATGGCGCGACGGCAAACGCGCTAAAAAGAAGCTGGGCGCTTATCCGTCGACGTCCTTGGCTCAGGCGCGCGATATCTTCAAGCGCGACTACGCCGATGTGATCCAGAAAGGCCGCAGCATCAAGATCGCAACGGATGCTCGTCCCGGCACCGTCGCTGATCTGTTTGAGGGCTATGTTGCGTCGCTCAAGGCCGCCGGCAAACCATCCTGGAAGGAGACAGAGAAGGGCCTCAACAAGATCGCTGGAACGCTCGGGCGCAACCGGCTGGCTCGTGAGATCGAGTCTGAAGAGATCGTCGAACTTATCCGGCCGATCTACGAGCGTGGCGCCCGCTCGATGGCCGATCACGTGCGATGTTACATCCGCGCGGCCTATAGTTGGGGGATGAAATCCGACAACGATTATCGGAATACATCCCCGCGCCGCTTCCGTATCCCATTCAATCCGGCCTCGGAAATTCCGACCGAACCTAAGGTCCAGGGCACGCGCTGGCTCGATGAAGAAGAGTTCGTGCAACTCTATCGCTGGCTGGAATGCCCCGATACGCCGGTTCATCCCTCCTATCCTCGCGCCGTGCAGCTGATCATGCTGACTGGTCAACGCGTCGAGGAAATCGCGCGCCTGCATGTCGATCAATGGGATGCGCCGGAGAAGATCATCGATTGGTCCAAAACCAAAAACCTTCAGCCCCACGCTGTTCCAGTGCCATCGACCGCCGCCGAATTGATTGAGTCGATCAAGCCAAATAAGTACGGCTGGTTCTTTCCCTCAGCGAAGGACCCATCCAAGCCCGTAAGCCACGGTACGCTCTATAGCTTCGTTTGGCGTCAGCGGGACCGCGGCGTGATCCCCTACGCAACAAATCGGGACCTTCGGCGAACCTTCAAGACCCTGGCCGGCAAGGCCGGCGTGTCCAAAGAAATTCGAGATCGTCTGCAAAATCATGCGCTCCAGGACGTCAGTTCCAAGAACTATGATCGCTGGCATTACATGCCCGAGAAGCGCGCGGGAATGGCAAAGTGGGACAAGTTCGTGCGCGCCATGCTGGCGAAGAAGCGCTTGAAGGTGGCCGCGTGAGCAAGCGACCTTCCAAATCCCTCTCGGCCCGAAAAGGGGCCAAGCCAACGACCGAAATTGACGCCCAAAGCTATTCGGCGTTCGTCAGCGACGTTAAACGGAAGATCGCGGAGGCGCGGCATCGTGCCGCTCTCTCGGTGAACCGTGAGCTGATCCTGCTTTATTGGAACATCGGACGCGATATCCTCGCGCGACAGGACCGGGAGGGATGGGGCGCCAAGGTCATCGATCGTCTAGCCGACGACCTGGGCCGAGCCTTCCCTGAGATGACCGGGCTCTCGGCCCGAAACCTGAAGTATATGCGCGCCTTCGCGGAGGCGTGGCCGGATGGCGGATTTGTGCAACAGGTTGTTGCACTTTTGCCTTGGGGCCATAACGTCCGCCTGCTGGATGCAGTCAAGGCGCCCGAGGAGCGCGCTTGGTACGCCCACCAAGCGATTGAACACGGATGGAGCCGCAACGTCCTCATTCATCAGATCGATAGCAACCTGTTCGCGCGCCAGGGCAGCGCGCTCACAAATTTCTCGCGGACCCTGCCAGCCGAGCAATCGGAGCTCGCCCAGCAGGTCCTGAAAGACCCCTACACTTTCGACTTTCTCTCGCTCGGCCCCGAGATGCTCGAGCGTGACCTCGAACGTGGGCTGATCGAGCACCTCCGGTCGCTCATCCTCGAACTTGGTAAGGGCTTTGCCTTCGTCGGCAGCCAGTATCATCTCGAGGTCGCCGGCCAGGACTACTATCTTGATCTGCTCTTTTATCACCTTCGATTGCGCTGCTTCGTGGTAATCGAACTGAAGATCGAAGACTTCAAGCCCGAATTCGCAGGGAAGATGAACTTTTACCTCTCGGCAGTTGACGATCAACTCCGGCACCGCGACGATCAGGCGACGATCGGCATCATCCTCTGTAAGGGCCGTAACGAGGTGATCGTCGAATATGCTCTACGCGACGCGAGCAAGCCGATGGGTGTAGCGCAATATCAGCTCTCACCTGCACTGCCGCCCCAGCTTCAGCAAGACCTGCCGACTGTGGAGGAGTTCGCTCGTGAGTTTCCGCTCATGTCTCTCGTCAAAATGCGCATGGAGATCGAGAGAGCCCTGCACGACTTTATGGACGAGCACGGCTTTGCTCCGACTCGACCGACTGGCCTCAGCAACATGCTGCGCGAACTGCATCGTCGCAGCCTCGCCCCCGCCAGCACCGCGCAGCTTCTGGACTCACTGAGAGTCATGAACGAGGCCGCGCACGGTATGGACGTCGACCCGACGACCGCGGAGCAAGCTGTCGATGTCGGCACAGTTTTTCTAAACGAACTTCAAAACCTGCGTGGAAATGGCCCCGTTAACGGGGAAACATCATGATCGAGGACGTGTTTTTTCGCCGTTACCCTCAGCAGATCTATTGGGGCGATCGGCCGACCGCTGAGATTCACCAACTTTTCGTTCAGGTTGCACACATCATCTTCGGCGACCTTGTTGAGCCTTTGCAGCTCAACGATGACTTCTTCAAGCGCGCGCACGACGCGCTGGTACGCGAAACAGGACGCGGGCGTCTCTACGACGCGCCGTCCTGGGACGCCGCTTGCGGGGAATTCCTGACCGAGGTGTATGACCTATGGAAGGATCGTCATGGGACCGCAGACACCTTTCTGAAAAGGCGTCTCAGCTTGGTCGAGCTGCTCTTCCGTTTGGCGGAAGAGCGTGCTCGCGAACTCAGCCGAGCTGCCCCAGACGCGATCACCAAGGTCGCACGCGCCGTGGATGAGCTGAACAGTCGCTTCCGGCAGGCCCGGATTGGGATGCACTATCACAACGGGATCCTGCAGTTTGCGCGAGACGAGCTGACCGAGACGCGCATCGCGGAGCCCTGCTGGGCGTTACTGCGAGATGCAAAATGGGCAAACGTCGATCGCGAACTCAAGGAAGCAATCGAGCACGCCGACGGACAGCGCCAAGATGCAGTCTTTCATGCGGCAAAGGCGCTCGAGAGCACCATCAAGATCATATCCGACGACAAGGGCTGGTCGACGGGCCGCGAGCGTGGCGCCGCCAATTACATTGACAACCTTGTTAGCCATCAGAACGGACGGTTCCTTGTCCCATGGGAGGGAGACACGTTGAAGGCCTACTTCATTCACGTTCGGAACCCGCATGGCCATGGCGCGGGGAGTCAACCACCCCCCGCCTTGACTTCTCATCAAACCGATTGGGCCATTGAGACGGCGATGGCGTGGATCAAGAACCTAATCCGCCGCACCTGATTAAATCGTTGCAGTGACATCGGTGTGATTAGCGATGATCGTACAACTGCGTTAGCGGCATCGCGTTTCCAGTGATGACCGAGCGCTATGGCCGCAGCCTCCGCGAAATGAGCTGAATCGAGGCCGCAGGCGTTCGACGCTGCGTGAGCGGACCGCTTGACAATTGCGCCGCTGGCCTCGGCTGTCTTGACCGGACGGGATCGGTTCTTGAGCGAATAGCCTTCGCGCAGCCTCGCGCGGGACGCCCACGGGCACCTTAGCTTGGCTCCGGTTGATAAGGGTCGAAGCTCAGGAAAAGGCTTGCCGAGCTGTGCGGCAAGCCGGACTTCACGCCCGACGACGTGATGGCCCTCGATTGCACTCCGGCACTGTTCTTTCTCAGGCTGCCACTTAGCCGGCAGGATTGGAGAGACCTCAGCGCATGGACGGCGGCAGGAGGCCTTTCGCTGGATCGGCCCCGGACGAAGGCAGGCGTTCGAACATAGTCTCCGGCCCTTCCTGACGATCATTCTTCAGGGATCAAGCTGGTAATCAAGTCGATCGCCTATGACTTGTTGTCCTTGTGGATGGAGGGAGTGGAAATGGAAGGCAAAGTTACCATCGATGTGTTCGGCTTCTTGACCCGCGATCCGAACGCCGAGGTCAAGCGCGTTCATCCCGAGGCAATGCCGATCATTCTGACGAGGGAAGAGGACGCGACATCTGGATGCGGGTACCGTGGGACTAGGCGAAGGCGTTGCGGCGTCGCCTAAGATCGTCGCGACCGGCGAGAAGGAAGATCCCGATCCGGAGGCTTGAAGCGGAACGATTTACGACGTCGCTTCCTGGATCTGGACCGACGGCTGGCGAGAAGCGGAGTTTCCAAAGATTAGCCGCAGATAGGACACGGCATAGATCAAAGCTCCAATGCCGAAAAGCAACCACAATGTGGGCTGCCAAACCGGCACGTAGGTGAGATTTCCGTCGTAACGATAGGCCGTCTTGAAAACGTCGGGGAGGCCATTCGCCGGCCAGAAATGTGCCAATACCCCGACCTCCTCCTTGCAGTTTTGAGGACAGCTAAAGTTGCCGTCGACCGCAAAGTAGAGATTTCCGTGCAAAAATGTTCCCTCGAGGATAGCCAAACCGAGAAGGGGCAGAGCGACGAACAGGATCAACGACCAGATCGCGACAGTGCGGGCCTTATCCGATATCAGTCGAAGATCGGATTTGGTGACCACCTTATCGAACCAGGCCCCGTCCGTATGTCGCCTCGCAAAAGCCTTCGCCCACCACAGCGACCAGACACAAAGCGTGGCGACGACGGGAACACCCAGAAGGGCAACAGCATGAGCATTGAGCGAAGACCAGTCTAGTCCGAGGATTTCGAGAATCTTGTCCGCTCCGGACTTCGCGCCGCGCGTCAGAAGAAATAGCGCAACTGTGCCCGAAAGCGTCAGCCGCGACGCCTTGCCCCACTGTTCGCGGAGCATGTCGTCTGGGCTTTTTTTATCGGCCATGTATTTGCGCCCTTCTTGCTACAAACTCAGACGTTTGCCGAGCTTCCTTATTTCATTGTTCGGGCCTGGCCCGTGCACAATATCGTGTCCTGCATTGTCGAGGGTTTTCCTAATTTCGTTGTTCGGTCCGGGCCCATGCTCAAGATCGTGGAGCGCATTCGTAAAGGCCTTGACGATCTCATTGTTTTTACCGAACTCCGCGCCTCCAAACAGAACTTTCATATCCGGATCGACCGATGGGCACGCTGAGGCTGCGCGTGCTGCTGCCTTGACGCTGTCAGTCAGTGCGCGACGTTGAGCGATGATTTCCGGCGTCAGCTCGGCTGTAGCGGAATTGAATAGCGATCACGCGGCCGGTGAGCAGCAAGACATATTGGCGCTGCTAAAACGAAATGCCTTCAACCGCCGCCAGCTAGACGCACTTGCAAGGTGCGGTGCGCGGAGTTGCGGCGGCTCCGATGATTGCATGGAGGTCTGCCCTTTTGGCCGTGAGCGCCGGAAGCTGGCCCACGGCCGTTCAATTGCTAAATTGCTTGCCAACCAAACCGACCTATTCGAGGTTCGTGTCAGCCGCGCGAGCTGGAGCTGCGGCTTGAATGATCTCGACCCGGTCACGATTGGGGCCGTTATCAACCTGAACCGACGGGCGTTAGACAAGATCCAAGAATCGGTCGTAGCCGTCGGCACCATTAAGGTATTTGCCGCTCCCGCAAGAGACGAAGAAGCCGAAGACGTTTGGCGGTGGGAAATCCACGAAATTGTTGCGAGCAGCTCACAGAAGCTGCTTGAACAAGCGCTATTATCCAGCCGTCCCGACCCTAGCGTCGATTCTTATGTTTGTATCAGACCGATTGACGATCTTAGCTCGGCAATCGAACGGGTACTGAGGCAAGACCTGGTGGAATGGAAGCACCCAAGAGACTCTGCCGATCTCGCGCGACCGTCCAAGAGGTGGCGTAAGAGGCACTATAGATGGACGCTCCGACTGAATGCGAACGACCGACTGATCAGGTATGGATGCGACCGATACTTCAATCCCTGAAGAAACAGCCACGAGCCGCACCGGGAGGGAGAAAGCCGCGCAGACTCCCGGCCCAGCTGGTTCGTTGGCAATTCGGCAACCATCCGGATTACTGTCGATGCAAAGCCTGCCACGGCTAAAGATGCAGCCCCGTCGTGCAATGCCCAGGGCTGCGCGCACATCTAAAGCGTTTGCGTGCACATCTCATAGCGGATTTTGCATGCCAGTGATGGTCAGGCGGCATTTAAAGCTGCGTGCACATCAAAACCGTCTACGTGCACATCTCATAGCGTATTCTGAAGATCACTGTGCGACCAAAAATTCAGTCCGGGCCTGGCAATTCACTGACGCTGCGGGGAAGGATCAAAACGTCGTCTTGGTCGGCCCTATTCCATCTAATCGTCTTGCAGGCGTAGTCAGCGATACCAGAAGCGTCATAAATAGGCTTCGCATGAATGCGACTGATGCCATTTCGAGCATACGCCTGCTGCTTTTCCTGAAGGTGGCCAATTACGCACCCATGGAAACGCGAATACCGCGGAATCATCATCGGTCCATTGTAGTGGAGGCCCCCAGCATTGATTGAGACTTCTCGTATTGATGCCTTCTCCCGCTTTGGAACGGGCTTGTCCGGAAAGAGAAGCAACCGCGGTATATGCCGTTGAGAACCTTCGGCTCGCGGGGTCCTGTCAAAGCGCGTACTAAAGCGCCCATAGAATTTTTCGATTGCTCTACGCATCTGGCCCAATACGGCCTCCTCCGATCCAGGAAGCCGTTCGAACATGAAATTGATATAGAAAGGACTCCACCAGTCAGTACTAGCGTGATCCTCGATCCACTGCCTGCAGCCAGGTGTCCATACCGAGCTTGCGATTGTGTATCCATTTCTACTGCTATACATTAGTAGCTCCTTTTTATGATCTCTATCTGAGTACTCTCTAGAAAGACTCTCATGTTGAATTGATCAGACCTTCTCCATGTCTCCTAGGAAGGGTTATTCCTTACTGTTTCTATCAGATACACAGTCACCATCTGGACAGCCTCCTGCATATCGGATCCTAAAATCAGATTGTTGCGAACCAGATGGAGCAGGCACCTCGCCCTCGGCTGCACGTAGCTCTCCTGATGGGTTCTGCGATCTGCTCACGAAATTAGTGTTCTTGGACGATCCGGAATGCAGCGTTTTGAACCAAAAATGCGCGCTTTATCTCCGGGATTGCTGAGCGTCACGGTGGCCTTTCGAAAGCACCCAAGAGCACGTTAGTCTGCCTGAGCTGCCACTGAGTATTTCCGCCAGAAGGAGTTAGAGACCGGCCCGAAGAAGGACGGACAGATGAAGCGAGCAAGGTTCACGGATGAGATGGGGTATTCGGTCCCGATCGTCTGACCTATTTATCGCGCGGCACGTTTTGGCTGACCAACTCCATCCGAAGGAAAAAGTCATGATCTACGTCGGCCTCGATGTTTCGCTGAATTCCGTTGCGGTATGAGCGGTGGACGAGACCGGAAAGCTTATCCGGGAGGGAACCACGTTGGCGGACGCGCCATCGATTGTGCAGTACCTCGAACCATGGGCTGGACAAGTTGAACGGGTGGGCCTTGAGGCCGGACCGATGTCAGAATGGCTGACCGCAAATCTAATCGAACTGGGGCTGCCGGCCGTCAGTTTGGAAGCCCGCCAGGTTAAGGCGGCACTTTCGGCCATGCCGGTGAAGACCGATCGGAATGACGCCCGTGTGGGAGATGTCCCGATCGCTGTTGAACTACGTCGGGCCGATGTTGCCGGAACGAATGATTACGCGGCCCTCGTGACATGGGCATGCGCCCCACAGCAAACCGGCGGAGCGGACCCGACGCGAGCGGCGACGCGGGCGCCGAGCCCGCCCCTAGCATCACCGCATCTGGAGCATTCGGTGATGCTGCCCAGAACCGAGCAAGGGTCGTGCCGAATCGAGAATTGGACGTTCTGCAGGCGCTTCGCAGCGGGCTACACGATCAAGTTGTCCGCCGTGGTATGAAAACCGATATCGACGCGGTACTGTCCGTCCCTGCCCGGTCCAGCCGAACATCGGACCAATGCAGGACCACGCTCGCGTTGTCTGATCCCGGGACACCGATTTGTCCGGGCGGTTTGCGACAAAAGGCGCCTCCGCCATTAAATGGCACACCTCGACAGTCAGCCGAGTATCACGCGCGCTGAATCTCGATGGAAGTGCTCGCCCTTACGGGGGAGAAATGTGGCCGAACTCGACCGTAATTATCCGGGGGCTACGGAAATGAATGAGGCCGCGAGACGATGAATCCCGCGGCCTCGCCACCGGAATATAGCGAAAATACAGTTTAAGTATCAAATTCCCCGCCGGTGTTCCTCCAGTAGAAGGCCGTGTTCCGAAAACTGGCAATCCGGGCATCTACGGAAAAAAGCGCCGAAGCGTGGACTTGCGGGCATGATTGTAGCGCTCAATCATGGGCGAGCCTGGCAAAGCGTCCATGCGGGCAGCGCAGTACCGGTTTTGATCACCATGCGCTCGCAGGAGCCTACCGCGGAATCCACGCGACAAGGAGGTGCGCCCATGCGACAATCTCATCAAGCTGGCAGTGCGCCGAACGGCGATACCAGCGAAGTTGAAGCGATCGGCACGCCGTGTCCATGCCAGTGATCCAGGGATAAAGAGCCAAATTAACAGTTACATCTTTCTTCCTCCGGCCAACACGACCGTCTACGAGCTAGCTCGTCGCCGTCCTCTGAGGCTCACCGCCTCATCGGAGCCAGCGTGGTCGCGCTGAACGCCGCCGAGGGGACTCCATCGATCATAAGCTTCAGGTAGATGCGATAATTCGGTAGCTGCAATAGATCGATCTCATCAAATCGTCACTGAAACTCTCGAGCAAGATATGGCGGATCCTCCGAGCCAACTCTGAACGAAATAATCGTTCCCGCATTTCCCAGCACCGCATGGCGCACGTCTGGTTCAAGCTGATAAAGGTACTGGTGGGCGACTGTAAAGCCGACCCGATACTTGCGAAGCTCTGATAACATATTCGCCATGGCGAGCGTCGTAAAGTTTTGAAATTCGTCAACGTAGACAAAGAAGGAGCGCCGTTCATACTCGGGTAGGTCGGCGCGACTGAACGCAGCAAGCCCGAGTGTCGTGACCAGCAATCCGCCCAGGAGCGACGTGCTGTCCTCACCGATTTGTGCTTTGGCCAGATTCACCAGTAGTACTTTGCGCTCATCCATGATTTGCCGCACGTGGAGATCATGCTGGGGAACAGTTAGAAGTCTGTTGAGTATCGGATCTGAAAGAAAGGCGCCTACCTTATTCTGGATCGGCGCTGTGCTGTCGGCACGGTAGCCAAACGAAGATCGCGCAAACTCTTCTATGAAGAACGTCCGGACCGTCTCATTCTTCAGGTGTCGCGCAACATCAGCGCGGAACTGCCGGTCCGAGAGGGTGCGCAGCACGTCGTGCATCGTGGCGTGCGGTTGCTCGAGCAGCGCCATCAACACATTTCGCAAAATGTGCTCCATGCGAACCATGCATCCGGCCACATTTTTTTGAACACTTCGATGAAGCCAGAAGCGGCGAGCGCGATCCGATTCTCGGACATGCCGCAGGGGATTGTACCCATATGGCTGCAAGGGATCGCACGCGTTCAAGTAGATTACGTCTGATGCGCGCCTCGTCGAAACTTGAGCTGCGACGCGCTCCACCAAGTCGCCGTGAGGGTCGGGGGTGGGCGGCGCCGGGGGCAATGCCGTCAACAACATGATCGCGGCCGGCTTGCAGGGTGTCGATTTCGTCGTCGCCAATACAGACGCACAGGCGCTCTCGATGTCGAAGGCCAAGAGCCTCATCCAGATGGGCACCCAGACGACTAAAGGACTCGGGGCCGGCTCGCAGCCTGACGTCGGGCGCGCCGCGGCCGAAGAGGCAATCGATGCCATCCGTGATCATTTGACCAGCGCACACATGGTGTTCGTTACCGCCGGCATGGGCGGCGGCACCGGCACCGGGGCAGCGCCTGTTATTGCCAAGACCGCGCGTGAGCTTGGCATTCTAACTATTGGTGTTGTCACAAAGCCATTCCAATTCGAAGGCCAACGCCGAATGCGCCTTGCCGAAGCCGGCATCGCGGATCTGCTGAAGACCGTGGACACTCTGGTGATCATTCCAAACCAAAACTTATTTCGGGTGACCAACGAGAAGACCACCTTCGGCGAAGCTTTCGCCATGGCTGACCAAGTGCCCCATTCGGGTGTGGCCTGCATCAGCGACCTTATAGTCAAGGAGGGCTTGATCAATCTCGATTTTGCCGACGTTCTCTCGATTATGCGCGAAAAGGGCAAGGCGATGATGGGCAGGGGCGAGGCTTCTGGCCCATCGCGTGTGCTCAAAGCCGCCGTAGCCGCGATTTCCAATCCACTGATCGAAGACCCCTCGATCAAGCGAGCCAGTGGCCTCATCATCTCTATCACTGGCGGCAAGGACCTGACGCTGTTCGAAATCGACCAGGCCGCTAGCCGCATTCGCGAAGAGGCCGACCAGGATGCCAATATTATCATTGGCGCCGCTTTTGATGAGCAGTTGGAAGGTACGGTGCGCGTCTCGGTGGTGGGGACCGGCATTGATAATCTCGGCCAGGCAGAACCAGCGGAAAGCGCAGAAAGCTCCCTTTCGGAGCTCGCCGGCCGGATGCGCAACGATAGCCCTCAGTACTGCTCAAGACGAGCTGCAGCGTATCAAACGATTTGTGAAGTCCGAGGACATCGTCGGCATTTGTCCCTTCAATCGGCGCTTGCTCAAACAACTCGACTACATATCCGCTCGCCGCGTTCGGATCTGGCAAGGCGGTGACAGCGTCAGCGGCCGAAAAAGTTCTCTTCAAAGTTGGCGGCGCAATTTCCAATTTCTCGATTGCACCCAACTCTGAACGCTCACGGTTTACTAGCAAACACGGTTCACGCCCCGAAGCCGGACGACGCCATTCAGCACGCTCGGTCGCGCTTTGCATGCGCGCACGGAGACGATGGAGATGAACCCGAGGCATACGGAAATACAGCTCACCGGGTGAACCCGCGCCCACGCAAGGAAACAAATCGGAGGTAAGCAGCGCTCGGTTGGGGCGATACGACTTGGCGACGGCCTCCACACGCAATTTCACGCGGACGTAAACCAGAGGACCAGTAGCAGATGTTGCGAGCTGCTTGTCTATCCGGTCGAAGGACGCCAGCATTGCAGCCTTGTGGGCAGCAAAGGCTGCGTCGTCACCAGCGAAGAAGTCCTTCTCCGGTCCAGCCCTGCCGGGCTCTGGGGCACGGAGAAATGCGTCGTCGTTAAGTACGATCTGAACCGGGTTGTTAGCCATGCGCAGTCTCGCCTTTCTATTGAACCTGCTCCGACCATTCTGCGGCTGCCCGCGAGATCTTGCTCTGACTACAGTTCAGCATCTGAGCCAGACTTTCTTGGCGGATACCTAACCCTGACGAATGTATTGCCGCGCCAATAAATGCGTTTTCGTCGTTCAATAGGTACTGAGCTGGGGTACCCTCCTCGTAACCCATCCCCAAACGCGGGAGGAGCGCCTTGACGGAAGCAAAGAGAGCCTGAGGAGTTGCAGCTTCACCGCGCATCACCAACCCTCTCTTGAGCATGTCAGCGAATGTACGAAGGTCCGAGCCGGAACGAGCGCCAACTACAAACGCGAGTGCCTTAGTCACATCTGCTTCCAACGAAAGCGGCAGCAAGAACGCATTCAACATAGCCAAGCGAGTTTCCAGATCAGGAAGCTCTACCCGTATGTGGTTTTCAAATCTCCTCCAAACTGCCGTATCGAGCAGCCCCTGATGGTTGGTGATTGCAATAGTGAGACCGACGCCGCTTCTCGCATCGAGATTTTGCAGCAAGGTATTCACTACTCTCTTTATCTCACCCAGCTCATGCGGATCGTCCCGCATCTTGGCTAGCGCATCAAACTCGTCGAGAAGCAGCACGCATCGGTATCGATTGGCAAAGTCGAAAAGATTAGCGATGTTGCGCGCGGTTGTGCCGAGGAACGAACTGACGAGCCCGTCGATGCGAGCATTAATAACCGGCAAGTCGAGCTTGCTGGCCAACGTTCGAGCTGTAAGCGTTTTTCCGGTGCCCGGCGGGCCATATAGCAAACAGGAGCGCGATGGCTCGACGCCCATGGCCCTTAGCTCGTCGACCTTCCCCCACTCATTGACAAGTGCAGTCAGGGCCAATTGCAGAGTTTCGTTATGTATCGGCGACGGTAGTCCGGCCGCTGGGTGGAGCAACACTTCCGCAAGAGGAACACTCGTTTCACGGTCGACGGGAGGATGGACGTTTGCAGTCAGCTCCTCCCCCTTCACCAGCGCGCGCGAAACCTGCACGACACTGGGGGCCATCGCGCCTTCTGATTGCTTGGCGGTCAGAAGGCGATCCAGTGTGTCTGCGCACTGCTTGTCGGCAGCCTTCATCAAGCGGTCTCTCAGTCGCTCGACCTGCTTTCTGACGCGCTCGTCTCCGGTATCAAGCCCCACCCGGCAAAGGCTTTGGATGACCGAAAAATGCTCCATTTCGTCCTCTTATGCATCTTCTTGCGCGTAAGATGCTTGATTTGCCCACCCTATGCAATGCTTTGGTTAATTATGCGTTGAATTAGTGTGGTGCTATAGCACCACGGCGGTGACGTTAGGGTGCGTCGGGGGGTTTCCTTGTTGCTCAGACGGGCCTGGCCGGAAATGCACGGCGTGCTGCTCGTGCCGAAGGCTATCGTTTGGCAAACCTCCACCTCAAGGCAAATGTCAAAGCGGTGCAGAGGATGGCAGATGAGCTGCTGGCGCGCAGACATCCGAGCGGCCCTGCAATCATCCGCATCGAAGGCGATGAGTTGGTGGCGCTGCTGCCGTGCGCACATAGTGGCTAATCAGCAACGCCGCCTCCTCATTCGCCTTTCCGCGCCACCGCTGAGCGCGAAGACGAACACGCAGCGCATAGACCAGCCCGTTAGCCCAACCGGGCCTTAGCGGCATCAACGATGTAGAGTAAATGGCTAGCCAAGAGGACTTGGCGTTGAGCCTCACGCAAATTATCTATCACAACACTTCTGTGAGAATGCGGGTTCTTATACGCACCGATACTCCCCGCAAACAGATGTGCAAAACTCTCGCGCTCCGCCTTCGGTAAACTTTGATCGCTTAGCTTTCCATTTTTCTCGTTGAATGCCGTGCGCATTAAATCCGTGCCAATATCGTCAAGCGTTAATCCAGCTGCCTCCCGGACATAGATTTCAACATCCGTGAACGCGTCTCTTACGGCGGCAACATGGTCTCCTCGCTGTAGAGCGGCATATGCTTTTTCTTCGATACGCGGGTGGAGCAGGTTTTTGGGGAAAGTGCGGAGCGCACGAATTAGTTCATACCCGTCGGGTCCGTCCAGCGCTGCTTCGCCGATGGTACTCAGAACCATCCAACCGTATTGCCCATTCGTGCCGGGTGCGGGATGTATCATGCCCTCGCGGCCCAACAATGCGATTGTCTCGCCGACCAAGCTTTCGACCTGCTGGTTCTTAGGATGCGGATAGATAGGGCCGCGTTCAGATGTCATCCCGGAACCAAACGTCATCGTCAGGATGCTCGAAGGGACAAACATACCGTTCTGCCGCGCGTTTGCTGCAATCCGTAGCAAGATCGGCGCGAATGCATCAGGTGTGAGCGCAAGCAGCTCATCAGCATTCGGAAATCTCTCGTGAAGCTCGCCCATTTCGTTCACCGCCTATTGCTTTGGATATTGTCCGGCGTTGTACAATCTGAGCGCCTCAGCCTTCATCGCTTGATAGCAAGCCGTCGCGACGGTCTTCACAATCGGATCGGTGGCGGCTTTGTTGTCGGACTGCATGTCGGCTATCTTGATCCTATCCGCCAACCCGTTAGGGTAACATCGGCAATATCCCGAAAATAGAGAGTTTGGGACCACTTTTCTCTCATCCGCGCTATCTTTATCTCGAACGCAACCATTGATCGCCCCGTTGACGAAGTCTTCGCGGGCCGAGCCAGCTAAGTATTGAGCGACGCTATTTGGCGCCCCGCATAGGGACAATCCGACTGCTACTGGGATGACAGTTGAAAAGCTCTTCATCGGGAAAGATCTCATTTGGTCGGAAAACTGGATCATAGCTCTTTTTCCATTAAGGCGATACGTCACTCATTGACAACTAGCGGTTTTGCCAGATGATTAAGGCCGGGTGGAGGGATCAGACGATGAGAGTGCGCATCGCGGCCGTCATTTTTCTACTTCAATCGCACTCAGTTTGGGCGTCGGACTGCGCCGAACTCAATCGTCAAGCCGAGCCCAACAAGGCCGCGCTGCAAGCGGCAACGCAAGAATTTAAGAATGACTTGACCGCCAGTCTGCGTGCCGCGCTCGGCAGCAATAATCCGCCTATGGCCGCTATCGCGCAGGATTGCTTGGGCGTCCTGCACTCGATCTACTTTTCTCTTTTCATAAGCCGCGCGGATTGCATTGTAGCGTCAAAAGGGATGGTCTACTTTTTCTGTCATGCCGGTATGGGGATTTCGCACTTTGTCGCTGTCATCGCTTGGCCTTCGTTTTGGCTGAACTGATCGTCGTGGTTAGGTCGATTGGCATTGCAGCCCTAAGTCACGATGGATCTGACGATTGGCTGAAAATCAGGTATCGGCCCTTGTCCGCCTCAGCGAATGAAGTTCGGCTCCGACCTCCCCTTTCAGTAGAAGCGCGATTTTGCGCAACCCAAACCAAAGCAACCACACACGCTGAGGTGACCCATGGTGAACCGTCATCCCGTCTCCGCAGGAAATGCCGCTTGGCGGCTTGCAATGCGAAACAATCAGCTCGCGCCGGGGAGGACAAATCGCATTCGATGCACGGCAACAAAGCGGGACGGCACGCCGTGCGGCATGCTGGCGATGGCGTGGTACGGGCTCTGGGTCTGCGGCGCCCACGGCGGCTATGCGGCGGTCGCGCGGATGAAACGGCGCCGGGCTGTTGATGTCCTACGGCCTAAGCTCACCTAAACAAACATAGTCCGATATACAGCTCTATAGGAGCGCACGCGGGACGCGCAGCGCTAAATCGGGCGGCAAGCCGGGGGGCGCCCGAAGCTCGGCCTCGACCACGTTGAGCGCGAGCGGAACGACGGCGTTCGGACGCTTCGGCGTGCGGCGCAGGACGAACGTATCGCCCGACTCGAACACGGTGGTGAAGACGAGGCCCTGAAGTTCATAGAAGTTCTGCGTGAGCGTGATGTCGCAGAGCTTGGACTGCGCCCAAAGGTCGAACAGCGTCTCGGACTTGCGCTCCCACAACTCGGCGGCTTCCGGCGACATGCCGAGCAGCTTCGGGTTCAGCTTCGCACGCACGCGCAGGCCGGAGCCAACGACGTTGCTCTTCGAGGTCTGCTTCGCACCGGCAGCGATGGGGTTGTTGCGGCCGAGATCGCGCGAGCGGCTGCGCAGCGCGGGGAGATCGCCCAGGGAGTCGGAGTCGGCCGAGCCGGGATGGGTCTTCCACGCCTTCAGCGCGGCGGGGTTCGATTTCGCACCCGCGTATTGGCCCATGTAGTTGAGCGAGAGGCGCGCATGGTAGCGGCGCGTCGCGAAGTTGGGAGCGACGCCCGCCAGAAAGCGGTCCATCAGGGTCGGGGCAACGGGCTTAATCACAGCGGGATCACCCGCTGAATACGGAGGCCGCCGCGCTTCTCACGCGCCGCCTGCTTTTCGAGGCGCTGCGCCCGCTGATAGAGTTGGCGCAGATCGGCGCACCAAAGCTCACGATCCTTGATCGTGTAGCGCTGACCACTCTGCTCGACCTGGGAGATCGAGGTTAAGGTCTCTTGAAGCTGCTCTTCGACGGTCTTTGCCATGACCCGAAACTACGGGACATGGCTCGCTCGAAAGAGATCGTTCCGATCTCCCTTAGCGCGACCTCAACTCGTGCGAAGTTCCGCTTGCGGGTTGAGCGGAAATGTTTTGCTTATCCACAGCTTGCCCCTTTGACCCATTGCGGAAATTCCGTCAGGTCGAGCGGGGCCGAAGCGCCACAATTCGGTCGCGTTCCGCGCTGATATCAGCATCTTTACAGTGCTCTACCTATACCCAAAAATGGATACTCAAGATGAACATTCTAAACTGGATTGAGCGCCTGTGCGCGGCATCAAACCCCCGCGCCGAAATCAGGACATGGCCCGATGGCATCGCAACCAAGGTGCTGGCAGATGCTTCAACTAGTGCCATCACACCGCGCGGCGACCTAGAACTGTTGCTCAGGGATAGACAGATCGAGGATAGAGCCCGCCTGCCACGTCCTTGAGACAGGCGAATATCGGGGATGGAAAGTTACATCTCGGACAACTTTCTGTGCCGACGGCCGTTCGGCGTATCGTTGAAGATCACGACATCGTCGGGCGGCACTCCACCGGCGAGATAAATACGCAAAAGCATTTCGATAGTGCCGGAAACGGCCGATTTGCCCTTCTCCATGTTGTAAACATGGTCGGTGCCGTGGTCTTCCGAGAGACCCAGGGCGCGCACAAGCTCTTGCGCAGTCAAAGCGCCGCCGCCGGGCTTCCACATCTGGCCGAGCTTCGTGCGAGCCGCGCGCACATCGTCCTTGGTCATCATGCTTTTCATCTAACCGCTCAAATCTTAACTTTCAACGCCACGACTGCGGACCCGACGCCGCCCAGGAACGGCCTGGGGAGCCGCAGGGGCCGGTTCTTCCCTCACGGCGGTCGTTTGCGGCGCTGCATTCAACGCATTAGCGGCTGCCATGCGCAGCGCCATCAAGCGACGCTCGATGTTGATGCCCAGCGAGAGCCGCGCCGCGATGTTGTAGACGCGCAGATCGAGCGGTTCGTTGCGCTGATGGACCTTGTGCCATTCCTTCGTGACGAATCCCTTCCTATCGGTCTTCAGCACGGCCTTTTCGACGGTCAAGCCCTCGAAGAACTTCTTGTCATAGATTTCGAGCAGCGGGTAATGGCAGTATCCGGGGCCGGGCTCCTTCACTTCGAGGCGCTTGTAGTGCATGTCCTTCGCCTGATCGACGCCCAGGACGAAGATCGTGACGTTCTTCGCCTTGTTGACGGCGCCCTTCACCGGCCAGATCGGGCGACCGGGTCCGCCGATGCCCTTAATCGCGTAGACGCGGCGAGCGATGCGCGGCCGAACGAAGTTGTAGACGTGCTGCGTGAAGTGGCCGCCAGAGTCGATGCAAGCCGCTTCCACGCGCATTTCGACGCCGGACGGATGTCTGAACGAGCGCAGCAAGGCGTTATCCACGACCTCCCAAAAGCCGGGAGAGTTGGGCGCGCCATAGTGAACCTTGTAGTCGAGCGACCATGATTCATCGTCCTGACCCCAACCGCACCACTCGATCTCGGTGCGGTCGTCTTGGATGTCCACCGAGCCCGTGATGCAGCCGGCGCCGCTCGGGAAGCTTGGGGTGCCGTTCCTTCTGCGCCTTCGAGCGCGATCCCTTCGGCGTCTTCAGTTCGATGCTGAGCAGAAAGCCGCCGGTGATATAAACGCGCACGTCGGGCTCGCCCGCCGTAAGGCCCGTTACCTTGGCTTCCATGCGCTCGCGTCGCGAACGCTTGGCTCGGTTCATATCTCCGGCACAGGTAATCGGAAGCCCGGCGTCTTCGAGCGCGTGAAGCCGAGCAATGACTTCAGCGTGATAGCGCCACTCGGGGATGGTATCGACGATGCGGGTTTCCATGCCCGCAACGTGACGCAGATCGGCGCATCAAGAGATACTGATCCGGCAACCGTCAGGATGTCACACCGGCGTGAAAGTGCGCACATCGCGGGAAGTCCGAGTCGGGCCAATGCACAGTTGCGGAAATCAGGCGTCCATCTCCGGAAGTCCTCCACGGTCGAGCAGTTCGACCCGTCGCTGTGTTGTCCCGTGGAACCGCAGCAAACCTACGGATGGGCGGCGGATGATCCGGGTTTAATCCGGCTTCTCGCCTGGGGCAAGGGGGGTGGTAAGGCTCCGAAATGCTTAGCTTTCCGGGGCGGTTCTAGCGTTAGACAACATCCAAGACGGGGATGGTGACGGTGGCGCGGACCGAGCGGACGCCAGCGATCACGGCATCGAGCCTCATGCTGATCTCGAAAGCACGGAAGCGCGCGTCGAGCAGGGCGAAGCTGACCGACTCGGCTTCCGGCTTCGCGCCTCGCGACACGGCTGCGTCGATCATCTGCTTGGTGGTCTTGTCGTCAATGTGCGACATGGATCGGCACTTCCTGCAAGAGCGAGTGTTGGTCGGGATGGATGGTCAGCCGTTCTTTCCGCTTACCCTTGAAGCGCACCGGCCGGATCGCGCAGCAAGGGGAAGCGCTCATGGATGCCGGTGACGATCTCGATCAGAGCCGTCACCGCCTGCGGCATGGTCAGGCCAAGCTTGTCGGCGATGGGCTGAAGCTCTGCGCGGACTTCCTCGGGGAGAACCTTGGCGCGGGGCACCGCGACAAAGTCCCATCCGAGAAAGCCGAGCACCGCTTCGAGAGACTCGAGCCGCGGCTTGTTCTTGCGCCGCCACGCCTTGATCGAAGCGCGGCGAACGCCAGAACCTTCCTCCGTCTCGTCATAGGTGACACGGAGCCGCGCCATCTCTGCGAAGACGAGCTTCACATGAGGGCCGACGCGGTCAGGCATCGTGACGGTGCGCCGGTTGGCGCGGTCGCGGGTCCTACTCATGCTTCGGACCCGATGCGAGGTCGGTCGCGATGTTCATCATCGCGATCACGCCGGTCAGATGTTCGTCATCTGCCTGGAACATGATGCGACGATTGCGATGGTCGGGATGGAGCGCGATGCTGCTCGCTCGGACGAATTGAGCATCGTCTTCATGAACATGCCGTTGATGCCGAACGCTGCGATGTCGCCGTTGATCGTCGCCTCGACAACGTCAACGCTGCCGCCGGTCTGGCTGCCGACCGCGATCACGAAGCCGTCTTCCGAACCGGCGCACTGCAAGCGATGGCCCAACTCTTTCGAAGCGAAGGTTTCGAGCAGGGCGACCGTGCTCGCGCACGATTCGCGGCTGACGACGATGCTCTCGGCAGCCGGGCTCGAAACGAGCGGCAGGTAGTTCGGATAAGTGCCGATCAAGAGCGAAGAGCAGAAGCGAGTCGTTTCGGTGTAGAAGAAGATCGAGTTGGCGTTGGCGACCACGTTCACAACGTCCGCGCTACGATAGAGGCGCAGCACGGCGTTGACGGTCTCGGCCGAGAGAATCACGCCGGGACGGTTGTCGTTCAGCGGCATGTCCTCCGCACCATCCGGCGCAGGGACTGTCGCCTTGAACAGGATCGTGCCGGTGGTGCCAACGGCAGCCAGATGCTTCCCGTCCTCGGCGACGTGAAGGAAGACGCCCTGCATCGGCGAGTTGAGCACGGTTGAAAGCGCCTGGGCGGTGTGGCCGAACAGACGGACGAGATCAGCGCCTTCGATGGTGAACTGCGCGCCGTCCATGGCGTAGTCGCGAGCAGGCCAGTCTTCGGCGGCGAGGGTCGGGAAGGTGGTCCGCGAACGGCCTGCCTTCGCGATCAGTTCGTACTTCGCCGTGTCCATGGTGAAGGTGACATCGACGCCCTTCGGCAGACGATCCACGACGGACTTCAGCTTCGACGCCTCGACCGTCGTCGCGCCATCGGTCTCGACTTCGCACGCGCCGGTCGCCTCGACCATCATCTCGAAGTCGGTCGTGGCAATGGAGATCGTGCCATCCTGCACGACGATGCGCGCATTGTTGGCGATGACGGCAGGCGAGTTCTTCGGTGCGCTGGATACGCCGCGCGTTACGATGTCAGCCAAGGCGTCACGATTGATCTTGAATTTCACGGAAGGCTCCCTTGTCTAGCCGGTTGAAAATGATGGTCCGAGCCGACGTGCGCCTTCATTCGTCGGCGGTCCGATACTTCGGATGGGTGAAGCAACGCAGGCGTTGCTCGCGTAGTCGTAAAGACCGGCGCGGATCGATCTCGTCGCGGATCGCGATGTCTTCAAGGGTTGCGAGATGGCGGCGAGCGACCATCGAATCGCCGTCGGTCAAGGCGACCTGCGCGCAGAAGCGCGAACTTGTCTGCGTGGGACATGGGCTCACGCATTGGCGGTCACGTCTTCATAGACGGTCAGGGGCAACTCGACGCGAGGCGGATATTGAACGCGGCCGTCGAGCGCGCGCTGCCGGAAGGCCCGCTGTTCGAGGATGGCACTATCGAGCGCCGCCCGCATTCCGTTCGACCACCCCCTGTGTAGAAGGTCGAGTAGTGCGCGACTGCACGCCAAGCGAGGCCGAGCGCGATCCCCATGGCGCGTTCGTCCAGCTTCGTGTCGTCGAGAACCTGAGTGAGAAGAAGGTGCGAAGCCTGCGCGCTCTCGCCGTCCAGGGCGCGATCCTTCAGGCATCGCCGCGCGTAGGCGACATTGTCGTCCACCGCCCCAGCGTAGGCCGACTCCAAAACGACCAGTTTGATGCTTTGCATGGTCCGTTGCCTCTCCCGAGCAGCAACGGACCATAAGTAGCCTCATCCGTTACGCCAACGGATGTCGACGGACCGCGACGGATAAAAAGATCAGACTAATTCACAGGAAGCAATGATCCGTTCCAGCGCCTTCACCTCGGAACGGGGGATGTCCATGTCGCCCTTCCCGTTAAGCAACCTTACCGTGATCTTGTCAGTCCAGATCGTGACGATCTGACGAATCGCAACGCGGTCATCCGTCTGTCGCACCAAAGCAAAGCCTCCATGCATAACGGGCCTGGTTGGGCTAACGACAACCACCTCACCCATTCGATAGCGCGGAGCCATGCAGTCGTCGGGAACCGTGATCGCATAGGCGTCTCGCTCCGAAGCCAACGGCGACGCCCAAGTGGATCGGCGGTCCGCGCTCAGTGCAAAGAAGCCGTCAGCATCGGGCAAGCCGATTTGGAATAATGGAATCGTCGAGCGAGCAGCGGTTGCCTCAACCGCAGGGGCAGCGCTGATTAGTGCAGCCAACTTAGAATGCGGGGTGTTTCGTGGAGTGTCTTGAGTGCCGAAGAAATAGTCGGCATCCGTGTCGAGAACCGTTCCAAGTTTAGCCAAAGTCTCGCGTGTTGGATTTAGAGAACGTCCTGAGAGAATGTCGTTCGCGTAAGTGAGACCGAGCTTCGCGCGAACCGAAGCCTCTCTTCCCGATAGTCCCGCCGCCACTAGACGCTCCGCGATTCGCGCCTTGATGGTTTCGAGTGCGGGATGCGCTTTGGTGCGCTTCTCTTCTGCTCTCGACTTCATGGTCTTCAACCCCCTGCGCACTCTGCTGATCACCATTTCGAATAACCCCTTTGTAAAACGTCTCTTTTGGGATCGCTACTCGAACACTCATTACCGTGTTGTCATGTCCGGCGACGGATCGATCGATGATTCTTGTTATTCATCCGTCGCCATCTGTTGACGTCACTGCCTTCGTCCGTTACAGAAAGTTCAGCGGCTTCACGGAAAAATTGCCGATTGATCGGCATAAAACCGGATAGACGACGGATGTCAAGCGATAATCGACGGATGGAATTGGTTGAGGAAACGAAAGAGGCACTGGTCGCGCGCGTTAGAGCACTCGAACAGAAGTTTGCCGCCCTGCGCAACTCTATGCGCGCATCCGGCGCGCTGCCCACCAACTGGCGGTTGACCCCCAAGGAACGTGATCTGTTCCTGGTCCTGCTCGCGAACGACAGCGTCACCAAAGAGATGGCGATGCTCGTTCTTTACGGGACGGAAGACCGTCCTGATCATGGCGTCGCGATGTTCATGTCGCGCATCCGGTCGAAGACCGAAGGCCACTCCGTCGTCATCGAGACCATCAACCGCACCGGCTACCGGCTCGTGGACCAGCTGGCTTGGACGAAGACTTTGAAGCTCGACGCCGTCGAGCACTAACCGGGGAGCCACATGGCAATCTCACTGAAGGGCAGCGTCAAGAAGAAGTCCGCTGCCGAAGACCAACCGATCATCACCATCTATGGCGTGCCGAAGATTGGCAAGTCGTCGCTGGCGTCGGAGTTTCCGCGCCCGGTGTTCATCCAGACGGCGGCTGGCGAAAGCGTCCCGGCTGGCATCGTTGCGGACACTATCGAGGTTCGCAATTACAACGACCTGTGCGAGGCCATCGGCGCGCTCGTCAACGAAGAGCACAACTACGCCACGGCGATCTTCGACTCGACGACGGGTCTCGAAAACATCATCCGCGCGGAAGCCTGCGCCCGCAACGGATGGAAGACCATCGAAGAGCCCGGCTACGGTAAGGGTTACAAGATCGCGGCGACGATCTTCCTCGAATACATCGACGGCGTCATGACGCTGCGCTCGCTCCGTCAGATGGCCGTGGTGCAACTCGGTCACTGCGATATCAACCGCTTCGAATCCACGACAATCCCAACGCCAAGATGGCGTTCAAGTGCCGGACGATGTGCAACCATCTGGCAAACTGCCATGAGCACTCGTTCGCGCGCATCTCTTGCCGGACCTGCATCCACGCCACGCCGAGATGTTCGGCGATGCCGCGTGGTCCTGCGCTCGCTGGAACAAGCCGCTCTCTATCGCCGAGCAGAAGCAAGCCTGTCCCGCGCATCTCTTCCTCTCGTCGCTTGTCTCAACCCATGCTGGTCAACATCAACTCCGCGAAACGCAGGCCGATCGATGGACACCTCGCTGCTCTTGTTGGCGAGCGGGTGTTCTGTAGCGAGTTCAAGTATCGTAGAGGCTCCGAGATTTTCGGCGAGGGCGAGGAGGCGGAATACGATTACCAAATTAACTCTGGATCGGTGCGCACTTACAAGCTCCTCTCAGATGGTCGTCGCCAGATCAACTCGTTTCACTTGCCGGGCGACATGTTCAGGGAGACGTTCAAGACTGAGCTGGTCCCGGTTGTCTAAACAGAATCTCCGCGTCGATAAGTGGAGCGTCTGCCGGGGTTAG